AGGCAGGGCCTGACGCCTACGCCGACCTGAACAAATTCCCAAACGGACCTTGGTGCAAAGAAGGCGATTTCGTCATCTTCCGCTCCTATTCTGGCACCCGCTTCAAGGTGTTGGGCAAAGAGTTCCGCCTCATCAATGATGACACCGTTGAAGCGGTTGTCGAAGACCCACGGGGGTATAGCCGCGCATGACCAATACGAATGATGACATCGAAGTCGACGTCGAAGGCGATGACGAGCTCGAGATTGAGGTTCAGGACGATACGCCCGAACCTGACCGCGGTAAGCCGAAAGCGGCTGACGTAGTAGCGGAAGCCAAAGGCGCAGATGACGACGATCTGGAAGGCTATTCCGATAGCGTCAAGAAGCGCATCAACAAGCTCAAGTTTGACCAGCATGCTGAGCGTCGTGCCAAGGAAGAGGCTGTTCGTCTTCGCGAAGAAGCGATTACCTACGCTGAGAAAGTCCGCAAGGAAAACGAGGAGCTACGCAAGGCTTACGCCGCGGGCGAGACCGTCCTTGTAGACCAGACCAAGGCCCGGCTTGAAAGCGAACTCACGTCCGCGCGTACCGCATACAAGGCTGCGTATGAGAGCGGCGACGCTGATGCTGTGCTTGCCGCGCAGGAGAAGCTGCTCAAGCTTCAGGTCGAAAATGACCGGGTGCAAAACTACAGGCCGCGCGCTGCGCAGGCTACCGCGCCTGTGCCGCAGACCCAGCAGCAGGCTGCCCCGCAAGTGGCAAAACCTGATGACCGGGCGATGCAATGGGCCGAGAAAAACTCTTGGTTCATGAAAGATAAAGCCATGACCGGCTTTGCTATGGGGATTCATGAAGACCTTGTAGCGCAGGGAATTGATCCGAAGAGTGATTTGTATTACTCTAAGATCGACGATGCGGTTCGCCGCACGTTTCCAGATAGGTTTGACGACGGGCAGATTGAGGAAAAAGCACCCCGACGTCAGGCTGGTACCGTGGTCGCCCCGGCTGCTCGCAGCACGAAAGCACCACGCAAGATTGTGCTAACCTCCTCCGAGGCCGCTCTCGCCAAGCGCCTTGGGGTACCACTTAAGATTTTTGCGGCGCAAAAGCTGAAGGATATGCAAAATGGCTGACCGGACCCCACGTACCCTCGAAACTCGTGAAAACACGAGTCCGCGCAAAAAGACGTGGAAGCGGCAATCCATGCTGCCTACCCCCGAACCACGGGACGGCTTGAAGTTCCGGTGGATTCGCACCTCTACACTGGGTAACGCAGACATGACGAATGTCTCCGCACGGTTCCGGGAAGGTTACGAGCCAGTCATGGCTTCTGATTATCCCGAGCTGCAAATTATGTCCGACGTCGACTCGCGCTTCAAAGGCAACGTCGAAGTCGGTGGCCTACTGCTCTGTGCTGCGCCCGCTGAGGACGTACAGGCACGTGTAGAAGGCCAATTGGAAATCGCGCAGAACCAGATCGACGCTGTCGACCGGAACTTCATGCGCGAAAACGACCCGCGGATGCCGGTGCTTCGGCCCGAGCGTTCAACCAAGACCTCGTTCGGCAAGTGATTGCCGTGAAATGAAACTGTAGATGAAGGAAAGAACCCATGGGTTCCGTAAATGCTCCCTTCGGTCTGCGTGTGACTGGCCGTCTCGACGCTGGTTCGCTGGAGGTTTTCCGCCAGTACCCCATCGCTTCGGGCTACGCCGCTAACATCGCCGCTGGCGATATTGTCATGCTGACCGACAATGGCACCTCGACCACCATCACCAAGCAAACCGGTACCGGCGACACGTCGACCGATATCGCAATGCTGGGTGTGTTCGTCGGTTGCTCGTACACCGACCCGTCGACCAACCAGCTGACTTTCAGCAACATGTGGCCGACTGGCACTGTCGCTTCGGACGCTCTGGCGTTCGTGGTCGACGACCCGCAAGCGCTCTATGTGGTTATGGCCGACGAAGCCATCACCAACACCCTCGACATCTACGGCAAGAACGCCGCGATTGTTCAGGGCGCTGTGAACACCACGTTCAAAGCTTCGCGCGTTGCACTCGATGCGTCCACCATCGGTACGGACGCCAACCTCCCGCTGCGAATCATCGACTACGTCGGTGGCCCCCGTGGCAACGAGGTGGGCACCACCTACCCGCTGTTGGTCGTGAAACTGAACTACACGCAGCTGACCGCTGCTGTTGGCGTGTAAGGAGGGCTGATCAATGGCAATTTCACGCGCACAGGCCCTTAAAGAACTGTTGCCGGGCCTTAACGCCCTGTTCGGTCTTGAGTACGCCAAATACGAAAACGAGCATGCCGAGATTTATGAGACCGAAAGCTCCGAACGTTCGTTCGAAGAGGAAGTCAAGTTGTCCGGTTTTGGCGCAGCACCGGTGAAACCGGAAGGCTCCGCTATCTCGTATGACAACGCACAGGAATCGTTCACCGCTCGTTACAACCACGAGACGGTGGCCATGGGCTTCTCGATCACCGAAGAAGCTATGGAAGACAACCTGTACGACTCACTCTCGGCTCGCTACACCAAGGCGCTCGCTCGCGCCATGGCGTACACCAAGCAGGTCAAGGCTGCTTCGCTGCTGAACACGGGCTTCACCACCTTCACCTCGGGTGACGGCGTGACTCTGTTTAACAGCGCGCACCCCACCGTTGCTGGCGGCACCAACGCCAACCGTCCTTCGGTTGACGCCGACCTCAACGAAACCTCGCTGGAACAAGCGGTTATCGACATCGCTGCTTACAAAGACGAACGCGGTCTGTTGATCGCTGCTCGCCCGCGCAAGCTGATTGTTCCGCCGAGCCTGATGTTCGTTGCAACTCGTCTGCTGCAGACCGAGCTGCGTGTCGGCACTGCCGATAACGACATCAACGCGATCAACACCAACGGGTCGATCCCCGAAGGTTATCGCGTCAACCACTACCTGACGGACAATGACGCGTGGTACCTCACCACCGACATCCCGAACGGTATGAAGCACTTCGTCCGCGTCGCTATGTCGACCTCGATGGACGGTGACTTCGACACCGGCAACGTTCGCTACAAGGCCCGCGAGCGTTATTCGTTCGGTGTTTCCGATCCGCTGGCGATGTACGCTTCGCCCGGCGCATAACCCCTACCCACTTTCGAGTGTGTAGTGAAAGGCCCGCTTCGGTGGGCCTTTCTTTTTTGTTCTGCTGCGTGTACACTCCACACAGGGTAACATCAGCTACGCAGACAGGAAGCCCGACCTGACGTTGCACAGACTGCGTGGCAAAACCTTGTGCAAAGGGTACTACTATGGCCTCCACAACTTTTTCGGGTCCCGTGACCTCTGAGAACGGCTTTATCGGCGCTATCTCTGGTAACGTCACCGTGACCGCCTTCGTCCAACTCACCGCTATTGCGACAGCCGCCCTCCCTGCCGCCGCTGCGGGCAATGCTGGTCAGGTTCGCCTCATCAATGACAACGGCGCTGGCAACAACGAGTTCTGCCTTGTCATCTCGACCGGCTCTGCTTGGGTCACTGCTGTCGGCGCAGCCCTCAGCTAATAGGAGGCCCTGATGGCCGACGAATATGACGTAAGCTCTAAACGCCTGACGGGCACAGGTGCGGCTGGTATCGGTCGCGCTCGTATTCGTCAGGTAGTCACAACGGTGTCTGGGGCTGGCAGGATCACACTGACCTCCGGCAATGGTGGCACGACCAAGATCGACTTGGATTTTGGTGCCGCGGGTACCTACGACATCTTCATCCCCGGGAACGGCGTTCTTTTTGAGGCCGATCCCTACATCTCGACAGCCACTAACGTCACAGCCGTGACGCTGTTCTGGTCGTAAGGAGAAAAGAATGGCTCGGGAGCTATCATCCATCTCTCGGTTCGGGCTTACCGAGCCATTCGAACTCCAAGTTGCACGTGGCCAGATCACGGGGCATCGCAGCGTAACCGTTTTCGGGTATAACCCAGACGTAGACACAGCCCGCGTGACCGTCTGGCCGGGGACGGGCATCATCCCGCTCCCAGCCGTGGCCTTGCAGATGAAAGTCAGCTCGTCGAGTGCAGACGATACCGCAAACGGCACTGGGGCTCGCACGGTGTATGTGGCTGGCCTTGACGCCAATCACAACGAAATCGAGGAGATTGTCACCCTCAACGGCCAGACTGCCGTTCTGACGACGCAGTCGTTCCTTCACATCAACAACGCCTATGTTGCCACTGCAGGCTCAGGCCTCTCCGCTGCTGGGGACATCTACTTTGGAACTGGGACGGTCACCGCTGGCGTCCCGGCCACGGTCTACGACCTCATCAAGTTCGACTACAACCAGCGCATCACCGGGAGCTACACGATCCCTGCTGGATACACTGGATACCTGTCTCAGGGCTTGTTTTCTGCAGGTCAGCCCGGTGGCTCGGCGCAGGTTAGCGGTCGCCTCATGACCATTGGCGTAGATGGTATCCGCCGCACTGCAGCAATCACCACGGTCAACAACGGTGCTGCTGACTATGCCTTCGAGTACCCCGAGCGCATCCCAGAGAAGACCACACTGGAAGCCACCGCTCAGGGGAGCTCAAACAACAACGAGGCCTCGGCCATGTTCATTCTGCTCTTGGTGTCAAATGGCTAAGTCACCAGCATGGACCCGCAAAGAAGGCAAGAACCCTGCTGGCGGGCTGAACGCTAAGGGCCGAGCCAGCTATAACAAGGCCAACCCCGGGAAACCGGGGTTGAAAGCCCCCCAACCCGAGGGCGGGTCGCGCCGTGACAGCTTCTGTGCCCGGATGACGGGTATGAAGAAGAAGCTGACGAGCGCCAAGACAGCCAATGACCCCAACAGCAGGATCAATAAGAGCCTGCGAGCATGGAAGTGCTGATATGCCGCTGAACGCTAAGGGTAAGAAAATCAAGGCTGCGATGGAAAAGCAGTATGGCAAGGAGCGCGGTGATCGCGTCTTCTACGCCGCCGAAAACAAAGGCTCTATCAAGGGCGTAGCCAAGAAGGGTAAGAAGAAATGAACCGCGGAAGCATGAGCAAGCAGATTTCTACTGCTCCGAAGTCGAAGTCCAAAAAAGTCAAGAAGATGCAGTTTGGCGGCATGGCAATGGCCAGCAGCCCAGAGGCGATGCAGGCTATGTCCCAGCGGCCTTTGCAGCCGGGAGAAACCCGGATTTCTGCTACGCCGGGGGCGCCAGCAGGCTCGCAAATGGACCAAGCAGCTGCGACAGCGCAAATGATAGCGCAAAAGCAGGCAATGCAGGCAACGCAGGGTCGTCCCGGTATGGGTGATATGCCTATGCCAAGGGTAGGCCTGCCCGGTAAGCCCGGTATGCCCCCTAAGCCCGGTATGGGTGATATGCCAAGGATAGGCCTGCCGGGTGGTCCTGCTCCTATGCCCGGTCCCGCGCTTCGTGGTGGTCCCGGTATGCCCGGCTCCGTGCTTCGTGGGGGTCCTGCTCCTATGCCCGCTATGGCTATGGCAAAAGGCGGCAAGGCCAAGAAAATGGCTAAAGGTGGTAAGATCGACGGCTGCTGCATGAAGGGCCACACGAAGGGGACGATGCGCTGATGGCTAAGAAAACAACGCCGAAAGTAGTGATGGAAGAGGCCGTGCCGGCGCCAGAGCAGGCCCCGAAGTTCGTTCCGTGCCGTCAATGCAGCAACCCGGGTGACTGCGCTCGCGCAGCCAAGTGCCGTAAGGGCTTCAAGTAACATGGGGCGCACCAACGAGAAGCTGTGGGAACAGGCTAAGGCGCAAGCCAAGTCTAAGATGGGCGGAAAACATTCTGCCCGGGCCATGCAGCTCGCTGGGAAAATCTACAAAGAGAAGGGTGGCGGTTATACAGGCGAAAAGACCGCTGCCCAGAAGTCTCTGTCTAAGTGGGGCAAAGAGGATTGGGGCACCAAGAGTGGCAAACCGTCCGGCAAGACCGGAGAGCGGTATCTGCCCAAAAAGGCACGTGACGCGCTAAGCCCCGCAGAGTATGCTGCGACAACCCGCGCCAAGCGCGAGGGCACTGCCAAGGGCAAGCAGTTCGTCGCCCAACCAAAACGTATCGCGAAGAAGACCGCGAAATTTAGGGACTAAACCATGGCCGTCATCGTACCCGATCTGCCAGAACTGTTTGAGGAAGCCTTTGAGCGGGCCGGCCTTGAAATGCGTTCGGGCTACGACCTAAAGACGGCGCGTCGGTCCCTGAACTTGATGACGCTCGAATGGGCCAATCGGGGCCTAAACCTGTTCACCATCGAGTCGGGCACGCTCGCTTTGACGGCGGGTACAGCGACATACTCGCTGCCGACGGGCACTATCGACATCATCGAGCATCAGATGCGTACCGGCACGGGCACCGCCCAGACGGATACGGCGCTCGAGCGCATCTCGGTCTCTACCTATGCACAGCAGACCAACAAGCAGACCACAGGGCGCCCCGTGCAGGTATTCGTGCAGCGACTGCCGACAAGCACCACGGTTACGTTCTGGCCCACACCGGACAGCTCCCAGAGCTATACCCTGTTCTACTACCGCCTGAAGGGCATTGACGGGCTGGCTTCGGGCATCGGTGCCGACACAACCAGCATTCCCCCTCGCTTCGTACCCGCGCTTGTCGCGGGGCTGGCCTATTACATCGCCATGAAGAAGCCAGAAGCGGCGGCACGCATCCTGCCACTGAAGCAAATCTATGACGAACAGTTTGAGTTGGCCGCTGGTGAAGACCGTGACCGCTCTTCAGTAATGTTCGTGCCGTTCAACACCATGATGATCGGGGGTGTCTGATGCCCGCATACGCACGGGGAAGCAAAGCTCTTGGTATCTGTGACCGCAGTGGTCGCACCTATAAGCTCTCGGACCTCGTCTGGGAGTACCAGAATGGCGTCAAAACAGGTTTTCGCGTAGGTCGCGATATCGCTGATCCCGATCAGCCACAGAACTTCTTGGGCCGCGTCAAAATCAATGACCCACAGGCCCTGCAGAATCCCCGCCCTGATTACGCTCCGGGCAATGGGCTCTTCGGCTGGAATCCCGTTTGGAACCCTATTCAGGGTATGGTAGGGTATGTTGGAACCGTGACCGTGGTCACAACGGATGGAGCATGACATGGCAAAAACACCTATGAGTAACGCGCAGAAGTACCGGCGTGCAAATGCACGGGGCGTTGGCCCCGGAGCGGAAGGTCGGGCCAAGATCGCGACCGCAGAGATGATCGCAAAAGACCCCAAGAAGTACGCTAAAGCTGGGGAGGGGACTGTCTACGGTCTTCGCGCCGAAGGGTCGCGCCTTCTGGGGCAGGACTACGCCCGTAAGATCGGCGGTGAGGGAGAAGCTGGGATGTACAATAAGGGCGGCAAACTGAAGATGGTCGAAAAGGGCGGCAAGAAGGTTCCAGCTTTCGCTGCCGATGGCGTCGGCAAGATGGCCAAAGGCGGAAAAATCTCCGAATACGGCGGCAAGGAGAACTACAAGTCTAAGGGCTCAATGATGAAGCACGAGGGCATGGAGTCAAAGGCAGTGGAGAAGATGGAATCAAAAATGGCCATGGGCGGTAAATGCCGCGGCATGGGAGCCGCCACTAAGGGTGGCAACTATAAGGGCTAAGGCGAATGAACTACACGCAGCTCACACAAGCCCTGCAGGACTATTTGGAGAGTTCGGAAACGAGCTTCGTCTCCAACATTCCTACGTTCGTTAAGCAGGCCGAAGAGCGTATCTACCGCTCGGTGCAGATTCCTGAACTGCGTAAAAACGCCACCGCCGCTACGACGTCGGGCAATCAATACCTTGCCCGGCCTGCTGATTTCCTATCGGTGTTCTCTTTGGCCGTCGTCGACGGGTCGGGGAACTACAGCTACCTGTACGATAAGGACGTCAACTTTATCCGCGAAGCCTATCCGTCGGCCTCCACATCGGGCCTTCCGAAGTACTACGCGCAGTTTGACGGCGATCAGTCTGGGACAGAAGGCAACTTCATCCTCGGACCAACACCCAACGCGGTCTATACGGTCGAACTGCACTATTATTACGACCCGCCGTCTATCGTGGACACCGGTACGTCGTGGCTTGGCACTAACGCCGAGACCGCCCTCTTGTATGGCTCGCTTGTCGAAGCGTATACCTATCAAAAAGGGGACGCTGACATGCTGCAGCTCTACACAACGCGATATATGGAGGCTATGGCGCAGCTCTTCGGTATCGACCTACGCTCCAAGCGGGATGATTACCGTGATGGGCAAATGGCTGGAGTTGGCTGATGTTTGTTGCAACCGCCGCAGTTGGTAACGTGATGATCGCGACCACAAGCAACCGGGGGCATACGCCGGAAGAGCTTGCTGAACGCTGTGCGGAGCGGCTGATAAGCGTATCGCAGGATGCGCATCCCGCCCTTCGTGACCAAGCACTTGCCTTCAAGGCCGATATCACCGTGCTGCTGACAAAGTACCTCAAAGAAGCAGTTACCAACGACCGCGTTACCGTGTATAATGCGCTGGTAGACGCGGGCCATCCCCAACTGGCTGACGCCATTCGCAAGCTATAGGAGGCTCTTTTGGCCATTACACAAGCAATGTGCACTTCGTTCAAGGATCAAATCCTTGAAGCGGTCCACGACTTTCGTACCTCTGGCGGGGACGTCTTCAAGCTTGCGCTTTACTCCAGCGCCGCAACGCTAGATGCAACCACTACGGCCTATACCTCGAGCAACGAAGTTGCCAACTCGGGCACGTATGCGGCTGGCGGCGGAACATTGACCAACGTCACCCCGACCACCACGGGCACGACCGCCTTTGCCGATTTCGACGACATTTCGTTCACGTCGGCCACGATCAACGCCCGAGGCGCTTTGATTTACAACTCGACGCCAACCCACACCTATACCAATCCATCGGTTGTGGTACTGGACTTTGGCGGCGACAAGATTTCAACGTCAGGCACATTCACCATCCAGTTTCCCACGGCTGACGCCTCCAACGCTATCATCCGCATTAGCTAAGGAACGCCCATGGCACTCGTAGTAGCTGATCGTGTCCAAGAAACCACGAGCACCACAAGCACGTCCGATTACGTGCTGTTGGGTGCTGCGGCGGGTTATCAGTCCTTTGGCGCGGTACTAGCAAACGGCGATACGACCTATTACGCCATCACCAACGACACCGATTGGGAAGTCGGCCTCGGAACCTACTCGACCACGGGCCCCACGCTGGCCCGCACGACCATCCTTGCCTCAAGCAACGGCGGCTCCGCCGTAAGCTGGGGCGTTGGCGTCAAGAACATCTTTATTTCCTATGCCGCCTCCAAGTCGGTCTATCTGGACGCCTCCGGCAACCTGTCCGTTGCCGACAAGATCATCCATACGGGCGACACAAACACTGCCATTCGCTTCCCTGCGGCGGATACCGTGTCCATCGAGACGGGCGGCACTGAGCGATTCAAGGTCGAGAATGCAGCCATCACGACAACTGTTCCGGTTGTGCTCCCTGCCGATCCGACGACATCCCTGCAAGCGGCAACAAAAAGCTACGTCGATACCATTGCTTCTGCCAGCATTCACTACCACGCCCCGGTTCGGGTAGAGTCGCCCACCGCCCTGACTGTGACGTACAACAACGGCACTTCTGGCGTCGGCGCTACCCTGACCAATGCGGGGGCCCAAGCGGCATTGGTGTTGGACGGGGTTACGCTCAGTGTAAACGACCGGGTGCTGATCTATACGCAAGCTGACCAGACCCAGAACGGCGTTTACACCGTCACCAGCGTAGGTTCGGTGAGCACCAACTGGGTCTTAACGCGCTCTGACGACACGGACAGTTATGGCGCAAGTAGCCCCACCGCGCTGGGCGCGGGCGATGCCTTCTTTGTTTCGCAGGGCGCTACTGGTGCGGGCGAACTCTACGTTTGCAACACCACAGGTACGATCACCTTTGGCACAACCAACATCACGTTTGTTCAGGTCGCCGCAACGGCTGTCTATACCGCTGGTACGGGCATCTCCGTAACCAACAACATCATCACGAACACTGCGCCGGACCAGACCGTTGCCCTCACCCAAGGTGGGGCGACGACGATCACGGGCACTTACCCGAACTTCACGATCAGTTCGACCGATACGACCTACACCGCTGGCGACGGCATTGGGTTGACGGGGACCACCTTCTCCGTGGCCGCAGGAACAGGGCTGACGCAGGATGCGGATGGTCTATCCCATGCCGACACCTCGTCTCAGGCCAGCGTTGACAACACCGGGGCCACGTTCGTTCAGGACATCAACCTAGATGGGTTTGGGCACGTCACGGGCGCTGCTTCCGTCACGGTAACGCCGTCCTTGATTGGCGCTCCGCAGAACGACGGAACGGGCGCTACTGGCACTTGGGGTATCTCTATCTCCGGGAACGCCAACAATGTCAGTGGAACGGTGTCCGTTTCAAACGGGGGCACTGGGGCGACCACCGCTCCGCAAGCGCTTACGAACTTGGCCGCTGCACCTTTGGCATCTCCAGCCTTTACAGGCCAAGCATCCTTTGCAGACGGCTCCGCAGCCGCACCCTCAATTGCCCACACTGGTGATCTTAACGCTGGCCTGTTCTTCCCCGCTGCGGACACTGTGGCTGTGTCTACGGGTGGCACAGAGCGTATGCGTATCAACTCCTCGGGCAACGTGGGGATTGGGACGAGTTCACCGACCGAAAAACTCGACATCGTCGGGGCCATCAAGACCACGTCAACTGCCTACATCGGCTCACGGGCTGTCGTCACGGGCAATCTTGAGGTCAACACCAACGTCTTCTACGTGAACGCTTCCACGGGGGATGTCGGCGTTGGGACGAACTCCCCGAACTTCAAGTTCGACGTCGTCGGTACGGCCAACGCCACCACACTCTCCATCGGTGGCACTGCAATCACCGCCACAGCCACGGAGTTGAACTATACGGACGGCGTCACTTCCGCCATTCAGACGCAGCTAGACGCCAAGGCACCTGCGGGTTCTCCAACTTTTACTGGTCAAGTATCAATTCCTGATGGCACGGCTGCTGCCCCCGCCCTAACCCACACGGGCGACACCGACACGGGTGTTTATTTCCCTGCGGCTAACCAAGTTGGTATTGCTACAAGTGGTGTTCGACGAGCTATTGTGAATGACTCTAGTTTGATCGCATATGGAACCTCCATACAGCTTGAAGGTAACGCTAACCCATTTTTTTCAATGACAGGCCCAACGTATGGTCGTGTTCTCATGTCCATGCTTTCAGGTGTCGATGGGAAAGTGGACTTTACTGCATATACTGCCGCTTTTGCCGATGGCAGCTTTACGTTTAACGGCAACGTGGGGATTGGGACGGGTTCGCCGAGCGGGAAAGTAAGCGCGGAACGTGCGTCTACCTCTGCTGGCTGGGCTTATCACTTCAAGGCTACTGGTGTCGCAAACGACAGCGGTTTTTATATGACCGCATCAAACAATACCGAAATGGTTTTGCGAGATGGCTCAGGTAATCTTTCTCTAATCGCAAACAGCGGAAACAATTTAGCTCTTTCTACCGCCGGAACGGAACGTATGCGTATCGACGCCTCCGGCAACGTGGGGATTGGGACGAATTCTCCTACGGCAAAGCTGGATGTAAACGGGACCACAAACCTCGGGGGGTCTACGACTGTTCCGGCAGGTGTTACCACGACAGCAGACAATGACGGGACGTTCTCCTCTGGCACATATACGCCTACTCCTGTGGGCGGCAACATGAAAACCATCACCAACAGCGGCGCATTTACTTTTGCCGCGCCAAGCGCAGCGGGAGACTACACCCTTGTGGTCTTGGTTATGAACAGCGCAACTGCGGGTGCGGTCACGTTGTCCGGTTTCAACCGTACTGTTGGAGACGCGTTTACCACAACCAACGGCAGCGAGTTCCTTGTGAACATCACAAAGATCAACGGCTACACTCTGGCTAATGTGGTGGCGATGCAATGAGCTTCCCTATAATGCCGCTGCCAT